AACACATAAAATAACAAATAAGCGCCATATTTATCGGCTCCTATGTCGTAGAAATTCAGTATTTTTGTTAAAGCATATATGGTCAATATGGTGATGCCAAATATTGTTAGTTTACTCATAGTTTTAGTGGGACTATTTGAACTAGAATTTTTATTACCCAAAGCAGAGGCACCTGTATTTTCTGAATTATTTACAATCAAATTGACATAAGACATTATATATTTATTTAAGAAATAAATATATGGTATATTTACTACTTAATGTTTCTAATTCATATAACATGATAAGACAATGGCGTAAATGATTCATATTCCTTTACTAATATCATTTGATTATCGAGTATACTACATAAATCATTTTCAATAAATAAAGCATATCTATTTTTAAAGGGAACACTAGGAAGTGCTTTTTTAGAAAAGGATGAACTGAACTGAAAGGAATCGACAAGGGAAACCTTTGGTGGTCCAAATATAGTCTGAAATTCCGCCTCTTTTATATTATCACAATTAGTATATACTACATCCGGTAACAAATATGGTTCGTTTTTCACATTCGGTTTGTATAATACACCTAATTCAGGCATCACATAAGTAAATAAATAGCTTACTTTTTTTGAAACTGGTATTTCGCAAATACTATTTATATTAATAATTTCCGTAGGTAAAGCAAACCATGTTGTAACAGATTTAGATAAATTTAGACAACTAATATCTACTGAACTAACATCTATTAGAGCATATACGTTGTCCTTTCCAATATCATCAATAAAACTAAACACCCCTTTGTATTCATTAGTTGTTAGCAAATCTGTGTTACATTTTAACCGTTTTAAATCCGCTTTTATTTTTCTTAATAGCATATTTGATATATTTACATTGGTAAAGTCTTTGCCAATTGTTACAGATGGTAAAAAAAACTGAGATTCCTGATCCAAGTCCAAGTCCACCTTCAATTCTAACATAATTTGAATAAACGGGTATTTCCCATTGCTGGTAACATGATAACAAATATAATGTAATTGTCCGTTAATTAAATCATCGAATATATCCACCGCATTTACATCCTGATTACAGCATTTGTTAGCTAAATAGATATAATTTAAATTCATATTTATACAATTAATATGAAGATATAAAAATATTGTTGTAATTTTACGAAGCACCTTTCAGTTCTTGGCCCAGCAAACTGAAAGGTGAAATACATCCATTATTTAACTATAACGGCTTCTTTTGCTACTCTACTAACAATTTTATCGATATTTGTTAGTTGTTCTTCCGTTGTTAGCCCGGACATAGAATTACCTACAATTTTTAAATATAGATCATTCTTTTTCGAATCAGATGCCATACAACCAGGGTATTTGTTTCGCCATTCGCTTATTTTTTTGATGTTTTCGAATGCGACTTGTTTGATCGCCTTTTTCAAAATTGGTTTGGCATCATCTTCTTTTGTCCAATGATCGTCGTTTTTAATGTATAATACTTCTCTCTTTAGATCCGAACAATGAATTGGTCTTTTGTTAATATCTAGAACTTTGAGATTTTTATTCATTATTCTAGAAACCCCTTCTACATAACCTAATCTACCAGTAGCTTCTAAATCATCTAGTTCTACCTTTATTGAACTAACAAATTCACTGATATTTAGGGCATCCTTACACTCTTCATTAAGAAAAAACTGTAAATTGAATGTCTTGTTATGTGAATAATTTGTGTTATTGTTAGCATTGTTAGTAATATTCATATTATTTTTAGATATTTCAATCAAAGAATGTTGAAGATCTTGATTCTGTTTTAATAATTGGATTATTAACATTTCCTTATTGGAAATATCTAGGGAGCTTTCACCATGTTCGGGGATCTTTTCTGGTAAGTTATTATTATTATTATTATTATTATGTTGTTGGATTTGGTCACATAGTTTTTTATGTCTCCACAAGCCAGAATGATATTTAAATATCTTATCGCAAGAACATTTATATGAATTTAGAGCAACTATGGGGCATTTTTCGGCATCAACATGTATCTTTTGAGCAACATTTGTATGTTTTGATGTTAATAGATGTTTGTCATAACTACTTTTCTTGCTTGTAGAATAGTCACAATTTTTACAGTAAAAATTAGAGCAACTTTTGGAGCAACTTTTTGTATCCAATGTATCCATAATATGATACAAGAAAAAAACCCCCTAAATCTGTTTTAAAGAAATTTTTAATTTTTTATCGTAACAAATATTTCTTGACAAAACTCATTTTTACAGCATTATGATAACAAATCACTTTTTCAGAAAGTAATTTTCCAAAGCAACTTTTGGGAACAGAAAAATGGACATTTTTAAAAATGTCCAAAACCCAAAAAAATTTCACAATATTTTGCGTAAAAGTTCAGAAGTTCAGAATCCCAATATCTCAATTTAATATATATTATTTTTAACTTAAAGAAAAAAAGTGGCGACTTTCCGCTGCCAATAAGTGTATTTATGTGGAAATATTTGTGAGCATATATGGTCTCAATTCGATTCAATTGTTATCTAAAATTGAGACCTACCAATTGATGATGATTTCCTTACAGATGCCATTATTGCTATAGAAATATGCGCATTTGATCTGGATTATGGTAATATCGGCATCAACTAGAATGGCATGTAAATGCTCGATAATCTCTTGATCAGTCTTTTTGTTGAGAATTTCATTATAATGTTCAGCAAATCTGTATATATGTTTGTAACTGGTATCTGTATCTTGAATTTTCGCCTTGTGAACTACTTTACTAACAATGTCCTCTATTTCGGCAACAAATTGTTTATTTATTATCTCCTGATATAGTCCTTTTAGCTGTAATTTTGTATATGTTTGCTGGCAAACAACTAGATCCATAAGACGTAGCATAATGTATATTATGATAAGTGTAGCAATTAAGTTTGGCATTATTTATTGTTAGTTATAATATTACAAATAGTTGTAAAATTATATTCAATTTTTTGTTTTCCCTGTCACTTTTATGTAGCGTAAGCCAGACCGCAGTTGCCGCCAATAAATATTACCTGGTTAATTCGCTCTTCGAAAAGCGTCATGTTAAAATTGTAATCATAAATGCGCCAAGTCGGCTTATTAATGCCGATAATATCTCCTGTAGTAGGATCGCAAATAGTCAAACTTTGCGCCAAAGGATCTAAAGGCGGAATAATTGTAGTAAATTCTAGTTCGATCTGATTGAAACGACTCATATTTATCGCACCAGATGGCTGTAAATCCGAGTTGCTAGAATTCAAACAAAAGTTATAACAATACAATCCTGGCGGAGCATTGCCACTAGTTCTATTATATTTTTCAATGTAATTATAAATCCCAGCAGGCTGTATATTCTCTCGATAAGACCCATCTAACAAAATACCCATGACGATCAAAATATACTTGTCATTTTCTGGCGTATAAGTGGGTGTAATTAACAGCCCGGTCAAATTACCACTAGGGTTCACGCCGGGACCGATATTCACAGGAACCAATTGATTTAAAGCATCTGTTCGATAAACCGTATATACGCCACTAGATGGTGCTGGTATTATATCTTGCGGCATGTAATTGTAGGGCCAATTGGTGTAATTAGACCATTCGTTACGTAAATTAATATCACTGCGCTGGAAATAGAACAGCCAATTAGAAACCATTCCAAGCGAATCGAGTTCTATCTTGTTAGGTCCAGTTACATTATAATATATTTGTTCATGGACTTGTTTGATTAAATATTTCTGCTCTTCCAATGCGAATACGCGCTCTTCTTCATTCGATAAAAAGCAATAAGTGCAGTTCAAATGAACATCCGCATTCCATAATGTTCTTTGATCCGAATAAGAATTGATGCCGATATTGATGTCAGGTGGCGGCTGTAAGAATCGGTAAAACTGCATATACCAAGTATTAAAATTAGGCGCCACATAAGGGAAATTAAAGGTCGAATCGAATACATCGCGGATCTGAAATATTTCATTGATTGGTCTCAAAGTGACATTAATATGTAGCTCGTTATATTGAAGCGATGTTAGAGGAAACGCCATTTGAGTCTTCAGACCAAACCAATTATTCAATGGAATATATAAAATACGGCCTCTAATAGAGGGCTCTGGACCGGCTAGCGCATCGCTGTAATAAGCATTTGGATAAGAATTGACTCGAGAGCCAGCATTAGCAGGATCATAAAATTCTGGAATGCTTCCAATCATTTCATTAAATAGCACCTTTTTATCGGTATTAAAGTCACGCTGAACAGATGCTAATAAATAGTCGCCAGAATATTCTTGAAGTGTATAATTGCCACATGTGATGCTAATTTTAGAAATCATTTTCGCGCCTAAATTTTGTATCCATCTGAATTCATACGGAACCCATGTGTCATTATTCGGATATTCATTAGGATCTTGGGGAGGCAGAATGGGACTCCAAATATTAGGAAGAACAACAGAAAGGTAACAATCCATTAGCAAGTCTGCATATCGTGGAATTTTAAATGTATAGGTAGATTCTTCCGATAATCGTAAGGTTTTAGAGCCTTCAAAGTCAACTCTGAATTTTTGTAATCCAAAATTGGTATATTGCGCAAAGGTGGATTTAAAA